GCGATTGAGATGGAACAATTCATCACAACTCAGGATGCGGAGATCGCATTTTTCGGTGACGGGCTTATGCAAGAAACGGCACTTCAACTAAAGGAAATGGCATGAAGAACGAAACGGCTGGATGGACAAACGAAAGTTTCATGGAAGACAACCGAGGCAAGATGGCGGTGTTTTTCCATGCTGTGCAGATCAAAAACAATTACAAATCGGACTTGGAAAAGCGCCCTATTTTTGAGGAACGCATTTACCTTAAAAAGCTGGTTCCAGGCGATAACACCTTGCAAGTTGACCGCCCAATGCGAGAAACCGACATGGAAGAATTTCCAATTGAATGGGCGCGGTTTCAGCAAAAGAAAGAGCAAAAAGCCGATGGCACTCCTATTGAGGCATGGGCAGCAATCAGCGACACGCAAAAAGCTGAATTTAGGGCGCTCAACATCTTTACGATTGACCAATTTGCCACTCTGCCTGATTCGGCAGGCGATAAAATCATGGGGTTCAATGACCTCCGAGCCAAAGCCCGCGCATTCATTGGTGCGGCGCAGGATAGTCAACTGATGGACAAAATCCGCGCTGAGACTGATGAAAAATTGAAGGCTCAAGAGGCTGAAATGGCTGAACTTCGTGCGATGATTGCGGAATTGAAAACCAAGAAGGCTGGCAGACCTCGCAAAGAAGAAGTGGTGGACTAAATGGCATACAACTTACTGCAACTGGTTGACCAAGTTTCGGGCGAATTGGGCTTGTCCCAGCCAGCGGCAGTAATTGGCTCCACCAACAATCAAACCGTCCAACTGCTGGCCTTGGCGCAGCGGTTGGGCAAGGATTTGGTGCGTGAATACGAATGGCAACGGTTGGTTAAGGCTTATGTCCTGCAAACAACCGCAGGAATCAGCACCACCGGCACGATTACGGCAGGTTCGAAAGTCATCACCAGCATGGGAACGACTACAGGCTTGGAAGTGGGCAATGTGGTCACCGGCACAGGCCAGGCTCCATACGCCGAGATTTTGAGTATTGATTCGGGAACTCAAGTCACATTAAACACGCCGGTTGCAACTTCAACGGCTGCGGTTTCCATGACATTTGCCAAGCAAGACTATGCGATGCCGACCGACTTTGACCGCATGATCTCGGACACAAATTGGGATCGCACAAACCATTGGCGCAACCTCGGAACGAAAACCAGCCAAGAATGGCAATGGTTGCAAGGCGGCATCATTTCGGTTGGCCCAAGGGAACGCTATCGTATATACAACAACCGCCTGCGGATTTTCCAAGCTCTGACAAGCATCTACACCTTTGCGTTTGAGTATGTTAGCAATTATTGGGTGATGAGTAGCGGGGCAACGGCAGGCGACAAGGGCGCGTTTACCGTCGATTCCGACACAACAATTTTCCCTGATGACCTTATGCTGGCGGGTCTAAAGTTTTATTTTCTCAAAGCCAAAAAGTTGGATTCCTCTGTGGAATTGGGGGAATTCATGCGGGCGCTGAGTTACACCAAGGCGCAAGATGTGCCTGTACCAGCGCAATCTCTTGCACCGATTGGCATGAATCCGCTGGTCGGCCCTTGGAGTGTTCAAGACGGGAATTGGCCCGCACAATAGGAGATCATATGAAATTAGATGGACTTTATGCCAACATCCAAGCAAAGAAGGCTAGGATAGCCGCAGGATCAGGCGAGAAGATGCGTAAGCCTGGCACAGAGGGCGCACCTACCGCCAAGGCATTTAAAGAAGCTGCAAAGACCGCAAAGCCTGAGAAAAAGAAATGACTGCGGCCTGGCAACGCAAAGAAGGCAAGAATCCTGATGGCGGCTTGAACGCCAAGGGCAGAGCCTCGGCAAAGGCAGAAGGCATGAACTTAAAGCCGCCGGTCAAATCAGGCGATAACCCGCGCCGTGCCAGCTTTTTAGCGCGGATGGGCAATATGCCTGGCCCAATGGAAAAAAACGGTGAGCCGACCCGTTTGGCGCTTTCATTGAAGGCATGGGGAGCCAGTTCAAAAGAAGATGCCAGGGCTAAATCAAAAGCTATTTCACAACGAAACAAAAAATAATGCTTGCATCATTTGGCAGAACGCCACCCAATCAGCGCAGCCAAACGGTATCTGTAGCCGCGCCTATTGGTGGATGGAATGCCCGTGATGCATTGGGCGCAATGGAGCCAATGGATGCGGTCACGCTGACAAACTTTTGGCCTGGCACAAACTCAGTCATCTTGCGGAATGGCTATACAAAATACGCCACCGGCATTACCGGCGTGGTTCAGTCTTTGTTTGCGTACAGTTCCGGCACGGCAAACAAGCTATTTGCGGCGGCTGTTGATTCAATTTACAACGTCACAGCAGGCGGCGCGGTGGGTGCTGCGGATGTCACCGGCTTGACCAACGCCAAATTTCAATACGTCAACATCACAACCTCAGGCGGTTCGTATTTGATGGCTGTCAACGGCGCTGACAAGCTGCGGACATATGATGGTTCGGCATGGCATAAAGATGGGGATGGGTCGCCTTACAACATCACCGGCGTGGATACCGCCAATTGCTCCAACATCACGCTGTTCAAGAATCGCGTGTGGTTGGTGGAAAACAATTCCTTGAAGGCGTGGTATTTGCCTGTCAACAGCATTGGAGGCGCGGCGGTTGCATTAGACATGACCAGCCTTTTCCAGTTTGGCGGCTACATCATGGCAGGCATGACTTGGACGCTAGATGCCGGTTATGGCATGGACGATTACCTTGTTTTTATCACCAGCAATGGTGAAGTAATGGTTTGGCGGTTGACCGATCCAACAACGCCAAGCGGCATTTCTATGACCGGTCTTTGGAAAGTTGGCGCACCAATTGGTCGGCGCTGCTGGATTAAGTACGGCGGCGATTTGTTGATCATCACCCAAGATGGCGTGGTTCCAATGTCCGGTTCGTTGCAATCGTCGCGGCTTGATCCTCGGGTGTCTATCACCAACAAAATCCAATACGCCATGAGTGTTGCCATATCAAGCTATGGCGCAAATTTTGGGTGGAGTTTGCTGTACTACCCCAAGGAAAACCAACTAATTATGAATGTCCCGATTTCATCGGGGCAAGAGCAGCAATATGTGATGAACACCATCACCAAAAGCTGGTGTAACTTTACGGGCTGGAGCGCCAATTGTTGGGAAATTTGGAAAGATGATCCTTATTTTGGCGGCAATGGGTATGTCGCGCTGGCTTGGAATGGCACGGTTGATCACACATCCAACATCAACGGTTTTGCTTTGCAGAGTTTCCAAACCTATGGAACTGCGACTCAAAAGCAATGCAAGATGATCCGCTATCACTTGTTAAGCAATGGCACACCATCAATTTTTGGCAATGTAAACGTCGATTACAACCTTGATGACCAAAGCGCCCAACTAAGTTTTTCTCCACCGCAATATGGCGTTTGGGACAGCGGCCTATGGGATGCTGCTTATTGGGGCGGCGGTCTTGCGCCAACAGCCGATTGGCAGGGCACAACCGGCATAGGATATTCTTTTGCTCCCACGTTGAACACGGCAACGCAAGGGATACAATTGCAATGGGTCGCAACCGACTTGGTGTTTGAGGCTGGTGGTGTCCTTTGAGATTACCTCCGACCATGCAGCAGGGCATTGGACTGCATCAAAGGTCGATGGTGGCTATTTTCAAGAGCGCAGCCGGTCTATCGGGTTGAAGAAAGACGGCGAATTTGTCGCCGGTGTCATCTACGAAAACTGGCATGGCAAGTCAATCACTTGCCACATTGCGGTGACCGGCAGAATGACTCCGGCCTACTTATCAGCCATTTTTGACTACCCGTTTAATGTTTGCAAGGTCGGCAAAATCATTGTGCCGGTCAGCAGCGCAAACATCACAAGCATCAGATTTGTTGAAAAAATGGGTTTCCAAGAGGAAGCGCGGATCAAAGACGCAATGGCAAATGGTGACATGATGATTTTCACCATGCCAAAGGAACGATGCAAATATTTGGAGAATCGATATGGGAAAAAGCGCACCACCGCCACCGGCAACGCCTGATTACACAGGCGCAGCGCAAGCACAGGGCACTGCAAACGTCGAGGCTGCACGGGTTAGCTCAAAGCTGTCCAATCCCAATATGTATACGCCCTATGGCAACCAATTGGTGTCCTATGAAGGAGATCAGCCAACCATCACGCAAACGCTAACCCCGCAGGCTCAAAAAACGCTAGATGAACAGCAAAACGTCCAGTATCAGCTTGCCTCACTTGGCGGCAAAGGCGCACAGCTTGCAAGCAATGTCCTTGATAAATCTTTCAATTTTGGCGGGCCTGGTGTTCAGACTTCGTTGGATTTGAGCAATGTTGCAAAGATGCCGGTCAATGCCGGAACGACAGGCCAAGAAGCCATCATGTCGCGGTTAGAGCCGTCCTTGCAAAAGAATCGCGTCAGCACAGAAACCCAACTGATCAACCAAGGGTTGCGCCCTGGGACTGAGGCTTACGACAACGCCATTCAGCTATTAGGACAACAGGAAAACGATGCCCGCACTCAAGCGGCATTGACCGGCATCAACTTGGACACAAGCGCAAATGCACAAGGCTACAACCAAGCCCTGCAAGGCGCACAGTTTGGCAACACCGCCCAACAGCAGGCGCTTGCACAGGCCATCCAACAGCGCCAAATGCCGCTGAATGAGATCACCGCATTGATGTCCGGAAGTCAAATTCAAAACCCACAATTTGGCGCCTACCAAGGCTCCAACGTGCAAGCCTCGCCTATTTTTGGGGCGACTCAAGCGGCAGGACAGGCTGCACAAAACAACTATAACCAACAAGTGGCAACCCAAAACGCCAACACCGCAGGGCTTTATAGCTTGGCAGGCGCTGGAGCAAAAGCATATTTTTCTGATGCGCGATTGAAGTCCAACATTGTCAAAGTTGGCAACCATCCGCTTGGCATTGGCATTTACGAATACGACATTTTTGATCGGCGTGAGCGCGGCGTAATGGCTCAAGAATTGATGCAAGTGATGCCTGATGCGGTGCATCAACATCCAAGCGGTTATTTAATGGTTGATTACGGGAGACTCTAAATGGCAGCAATCAGCCTAATTGATCCCTATTCGCAACAAGCGGAAGAAATTGCGCGGCGGCAACGCATGGCGCAAGCATTGCAAGAATCAGGATCGCAAGTTTTGCAAATGCCTACAACGCCAGGCGTGGCAATCAGCCCGCTTGCTGGATTGGCAAAAATTTTTGAATCCGGCCTTGGCGCATATCAAGAGAAAAAAGCACGGGAAGATTACGCCAAGCTGCAAAACGATTACCGCACAAATTACAACAACCAACTTGGCGAAATGGCACGTTTGATTTCTGCACCCGAAGTAAAAGGTGTAGCAGGGCAAGAAGCTACTAAAGACATACCAGGATGGACACGCCCGCTTGGTCTTGACACTAGCGTAAACGGCGGAACTGAAATGTTTGAGAATGTTGCACCAGTTCAAGGAAAACCCGCTATTGCGCCTGTAGAGGCCCGCCCTGCTGGTTATATTAGCCCCGAGGATTTACAAAAATTTGACATTCCCGAAGTCAAGCAATTGCTAATGTCTAAATACTTGGCACAATTTGAGCCAAAAGATGTAAAACTTGGCGCTGGAGACGTTTTATATCGCCAATTAGGAGCAAATGGACAACTTACGCCGGTAGCAACAGCGGCTCCAACTCCACAGCGTCCAATTGCTCTTAGCCCAGGTCAAGAATTGCGTGGGCCAACTGGCAATTTGCTTGCTACAGCAGCAACAAAAGAAGGAAAAACTGTTACGCCAGTTTGGAAAGAAGTTGTGCGGGATGGAAAAATTTATTACGAAGATTTCAACAATCCTGATGCTGCGGCCCGTCAAGCTGGTGCAATTGAAAAAGAAGCTGTGAAAACAGCGCCACATTACAGCGAAGTGGAAAAAGATGGAAATGTGGTCATCATTGACATGAATTTGCCAGCAGATCAGCGTTTGGCTAACGCCCAAGTCAAAGCGCCAATTCGCAACAATCTTGAAAAAATCACCACAACTGACGAAAGCGGGCGTGAAGTTTCGCGCTATGTGGACAAAGGATTGCTTGCCACAATGGGCGACATTCCTGCGCCATACAAAGGCTTTATGTCCGATTTGGCAGAAGCCGGTCAATTGCCTAAAAATTGGCAAAGCGTTCCGCAAATTGCTGGATTGGTGCGCGAAAATCTAATCAACAAAGCTGGCGGCATCACGCCAAAAGATTTGGCAAGCCTCAAAGTCAGAATTGCAGAAGCCGCATCCCGTTTGGCATACGAAGGCGTACCAGGTTTTAACCCTGCGGGGCTTACGCCACCATTGTCAGATTTCACAACTTTGTCAGGCGGCGCGCCTGCTGCTGCGGCAACTCCTGAGCAAAAAATTACTACACGCGCAGAAATTGCAGAGGCTGCAAAACGCGCTAACAAGTCAATTGAACAAGTAACTCGCGATGCAGTCGCAAAAGGCTATAAGGTGCAATGATGGCTTTGTACGATGATCTTTATGGTACGTCCGCAGCCCCTGCACCAGCGGCTAAACCGCGCCCTGTTCAGCCGGTTGTAATGCCGCAGCCTGCTGCATCCGCTGCTACGCCCGATCCATTGGTTGCCGCCATGCAATCAGTAGTTGCCGGTGCTGCGGCAATGCCCCGACAAGCTGGCGAAAGCCCTCGCGCTTACGATCAACGCATGGCAAAAGCGCGGGAAGAAGCTGATAAAGCACAACGAGAAGCGGCTAATCCTCAAATTAAAAATGAAAGCCAAGGCAATGCATTGGCATTTGGCATGAGGATGAAAGAAGCAAATTCTGTTTTGAACGACATGGAAGACAAAGGCATTACTAATACTGGTGCGGCTCGATCTGTGGTTTCCGGTATTTTGGGCGCAGTTCCGGCTATTGGTGGCAAATTGGAAGAAAAAACATCATCAGCAATGAATGTTTTGCCAACATGGGCGGGTGGCCCAAGTCCCGAACAACAACAGGTTGAGCAAGCACGACGAAATTTCATTACAGCGGTTTTGAGAAAAGAATCCGGCGCAACAATTAGCCCCGAAGAATTTTATAGTGAAGAAAAAAAATATTTTCCGCAACTTGGCGATAGTCAACCGGTCATTTTGCAAAAACGTGCTGCTCGCGATCTTGCAATTCGCGCAATGGACATTCAATCAGGCAATAAAGCGCCAAATGCTGCAATGCCAGGCGCACAACCGCCTACATCAACGCAAGGTAGTGATCCTCTAATGCTGCGGAGAAAGTAATGGCAACACTTGCTGAATTTCGCACAAAGTATCCCCAATACAACGATATGCCGGACGTTGAACTGGCTGATTCGTTGCATCAAAAATTCTATTCCGACATTCCAAGACCGCAGTTTTTCCAGCAGCTTGACATTGTTGGATCGCAATTGCCTGGTAGCGAAAAAACCATCAGCTTGCCAAAGGCCGAGCCAAGCATCATGGATAGGCTTAGTGCTGTTTTGGAAGTGCCTGCAACGATGGCAACGGGGCTTGTATCAGGCGCAGCAGCCGTGCCCTATGGCCTTTACAAAGGCATCACCAGCGGCAAGATGGGAACACCCGAAGGTGTGCAAATAGGCCAGCGTGAGGCGCAAGCATTCCAAGAGCGCAACACCTATCAACCGCGCAGCGAAACGGCACAGGACGTTCTAGGTGGCATGGCGCGTGTTCTTAGCGCATTGCCTCCAACCTTGGGCGCAACGGGCAGCGCATTGACTGCACTTGCACCGGCGGCGGTGGGTCAAATGCGGACGGCGGTGGCTCCGGCAATGGCATCCACTCAACAGCGCATGGCGGCTCTCCTAGCGCCTAAATCCACAATGATGGGTGGCGGTGCGGCATCCGCAGATGAGGCTTTGGTGCGCCAACAGCGGGCTTTAGGACAAGGCATTCCGCTGACTAAAGGTCAACAACTGCAAGATTTTGGTCAGCAACAATTTGAATCGGATGTGGTAAAGCAAAACCCTGATCTTGCCAAAGGCTTGCTGGATTTTAAGACCCAACAAAAGAAAGACATTCAAGGGCGTTTTGAGCAATTGATTGACCAAACCGGCGTGGATGTTGATGTTTCAAATCCTCGCAAAGTTGGCGCAATTGTGGATTCCGCATTGGTCAAGCAATTTGAGGCAAAGCAAAAATTGGTGAATGATGCCTATCAAAAGGCTAGAGATGCGGGCGAAACCAAAGCGGTGGTCGACACATCAAGGCTTGATCAATGGCTTGCTGACAATGCGCCCGAGGCCATTTCTGTGCCTCAAATCAACTCCATAAAAGCCAAATTGGATGCGCTGAAAACAGCCACCGGTGGGCAAGTGACTGTGGATGATTTGGAAAATCTGTACAAGGCCGCAGGGCAGCTTGGCAAGCCAGGCGACCCATCAAATGTGTTTATGAGACAAGTAAAAAGCGTGATTAATGATGTGACCGAGGGCGCTGGTGGTGATCTGTATCGCGCCGCCCGTGCAGAACGCGCAGACTTGGGCAAACGATTTGAAGACACCTACAGGGTCGCCAAGCTGTTGGGCACAAAGGGCGGCTACGCTGACCGCGCCGTGGCATTGGATGATGTGTTCTCCCATGTTGTCCTTGATGGCGACTTGGATCAAATGCGGACAGTCACAAAATTGCTCAAGAATGGCGGTGAAGATGGGCAAAAAGCCTATGCTGCGCTGCAAGGTCAGACTATCCAATACCTCAAAGACCAACTCAATAAAAACACAAGCGGCAAGCTGTCTTATGACGCATTTGCCAAGACACTTGCGACATTGGACAAAGAAGGCAAGTTGGACTATATGTTTGGCAAAAAAGGCCGCGAAACCCTTACAGAACTGCAAGGCACGTTGCGCGATGCGCTTGTCGATATTCCTGGAACGGTCAACTATTCCAACACCGGTAGCGTGGTTGTTCGGGCATTGGACAAGCTGGCATCATTGCGGATTCCATTGGCAAAAACAGTCGCCGACATAGCCAAGGAAAGCGAACTGAAGAAAAAAGTTGAACAATCCATCACTTATGATGCAACAAAGGTGAAACCATGAGTTACAACGGCAGCGGCACATTCCAAATCAACACCTCGGGGCAACCCGTAGTGACCGGCACGGTCATCAGCAGTTCTGCATTTAATGCATTAACCGCAGACCTAGCAACCGGCCTGTCCACGGCAATCACAAAGGACGGGCAAACGGCGACCACCGTGCGAATCCCGTTTGCCCAAGGCATCAATTCAACGCTTGCCACAGATGCTACAAGCAGTTCTACAGGCTCAATCATCACCGCTGGCGGGGTTGGTATTGCCAAGGCTCTGAATGTTGGAAGCACAACTGATTCAAGCAGCACTAGCACAGGCTCAATTGTTGCCGCTGGTGGTCTCGGTATTGCCAAGGCGCTTTATGTAGGCACAACGGCAACCATTGACACAATTACATCGAAAGCAGCTACTGCGCTTACATTGAAAAGCGCAGGAACTACAGCGGTTACTTTAGACACAAGTCAAAATGCTACCTTTGCCGGAACTCTTACAACAGCATCTAGGGGTATTGCAACTGCGTCTATGCCAGCGGGAACGGTGTTGCAAGTAGTGCAAGCAGTTTATGCCATTGCGGTAACTACAACATCCGGATCATATGTTACAACAGGAGCATCAGCAAGCATTACGCCAACTTCTGCCACAAGTAAAATTTTAGTTTCAGTATCCGGTACTGGTGGAAATTCTACTTCTAATTGGATATGGGTAACAGCTTATCGAAATAATACTACAAATATTTCAACATCTGGAAGTGGAAATCCTGCTGGTTTTTATAATAACAACTCATCAGATTATTTGCAAACTATAAGTTTTCAAATTTTAGATTCTCCAGCTACTACATCTTCCACATCTTACACAGCATATTTCAAATGTTCTGGTGGTTCTGTCCGTTTTGGAGTAGATACTATGCCTACATACATTACTTTAATTGAGGTGGCAGCATGAACAAGCATAAAGCAATTTTTGCAACGCATTCCAATGTAGTTACCATTTATGGTGACGATGCATTTGATGCTGCTGGAAATCCTGTTCAGTATGACGAAGCAACTGTGCAAGCCTATATTGATGCCAATGCATACAAAGCCAAACGTGCTGATAAGTACCCGTCCATCATTGACCAGCTTGATTTGTTATATCACGGCGGCATGGATGCATGGAAAGCCGCGATCAAAGCCGTCAAAGACGAAATTCCCAAAGGCTAATCATGGAATTTCAAGCTGTTTTTAATTTTATTGGCGGCGCAATCCTTGTTGCGGTGGGCTGGTGGTGTAAAGAAATATGGGATTCGGTGAAAGCCTTGAAAGCTGACATCAAGGCCATTGAGATTGATTTGCCAAAGCACTATGTCAGCAAAGCCGACATTGAGAGCCGTTTGGATAAGATTGACGCAACCCTAGAGCGCATCTTTGACAAGTTAGAAAACAAAGCTGACAAGTGATTGATCAAATTGCATCTGCTGATAGCCCGTGGCCCAATACCGAAACAAAAACGGTATTGGTATGCCGCTTGCCAAAAAAAGATGACAAGCCAAGCACTAACGAATTTGTAGACAAAGACGGGCGAATCTGCCGATGGGTAGTGGTCAATAGAAAATGATTGATCCTTTCACCGCTTTTGCAGCCGCGCAAGCAGCGGTAAAAGGAATCCAAGCAGCCATCAAGCTGGGCAAGGATGTCCAAGGCATTGCTGCCGATTTAGGCAAGTTTTTTGAGGCCAAGGACGTTGTTCAGCAGGCGGCGAACAACCCCAAGAAGTTCAAGAGCGACACGGCCCAGGCGCTAGAGACGGTGATGCAGGCCAAACAACTTGCGGAGGCCGAAACTGAACTAAAAAATATGTTGATATGGTCGGGCAATGCGGATGTGTGGGAAGGCGTTTTATTGGAGCGCAACAACATCATCCAGCGGCGCAAAAAAGCCGAAATGGAAGAAGCCCTTGTCAAAGCCAAAAAACGGCAGCAAATCATGGAAGCTGCAAGCATGGTGTTTTGGATTGTGATTTTTCTCACCGCAATAGGTTTAAGCTACTTTTTCACAGTTTTGTTTCTTGAAAGGAAAGCATCATGGATTGGTTAAAAACGATTGCCCCGACGATTGCCACGGCGCTTGGTGGCCCATTGGCGGGCATGGCTGTATCGGCTATTTCCAAAGCCATTGGATGTGATCCTAATGAAGTGCAGGACATCATCAGCAGCGGCAAGTTAACCGCAGAACAGGTGGCATCCATTCAGCTTGCTGAACTTGAATTGAAAAAACAAGCGCAATCTATGAATTTGGACTTTGCCAAATTGACTGCTGAAGACAAAAAATCTGCGCGTGAAATGCAGATTGCCACTAGATCGTGGATTCCACCCGTTATGGCGCTTGGCGTTACTTGCGGATTTTTCGGCATCTTGTTTGGCCTGATGTATGGTCAGATTCAACACGCACCGCAAATTGACATCATGTTGGGATCGTTAGGCACGGCCTGGACGGGCATCATTTCGTTTTACTTTGGTTCGAGCGCAGGCTCACAAGCCAAGACTGAACTGTTGTCTAAAGCGGAGGCTGCAAAATGATCAATTCCCGCAGCTTGGATGATCTTGCGCCGCCCGTTAAACAGCGGGCACAAGCCTTTGTGGATGCCGCCAAAGCCAAGGGCATCGACTTGCTGGTGACCTCAACCTACCGCGACAATGAGAGCCAAGACGCGCTTTATGCCCAAGGGCGCACAACGCTTGGCAACATTGTCACCAGGGCCAAGGCAGGGCAGTCTTGGCATAACCACCGCTGCGCCTTAGACGTTGTGCCGTTGGTCAATGGAAAAGCCGTATGGGATGATCAAGCCATATGGAAACAAGTGGGCGAAATTGGCAAATCCTGCGGGTTGGAATGGGCCGGTGATTGGAAAACATTTAAGGAATATCCTCATTTCCAATACACGGGCGGCTTAACCATTGCCCAACTTCAACAAGGCGCAAAGATTGCCTAATCAATTACCGTTTTTCTCTTTAATGTCGTAAAACCAATCATTGCCAGCACTCCATTTGCGTGTGCCATCCACCGTCCAAAAAGTTTGCGCGGCTTGGAAGTCAGGAAACTTTGTTTCTGCCGGCACAAGGCTTTGGTCATACCAAAGACAGCGGTTGTTTGGCTGACAAGCAAATTGCCCATTCGCAAGGCGTATGAAATTAAACGATTTGTGTTCTTCGGCTTGTTCAGTAAAGCCGGTGTCCAAGTCTTGCCCGTCAGCGCAAAAATCCACGGTGAACAGGTAATGACCATGATGCCATTGCTTGTCTTTGCTTAAAAACTTCACGCCCAAGTTACGCAAAGCAATCTTTTCCACCACCGTAAACCGATAACCCATGCAATCCCACAATTGCAGGAAGTCAATAGGCAAATCGCCGTGGTCAGCCTTCCACACATAGGCGTGGATGGGTAGCTTATCGTACAACGCGCCATAAGCTGGCAACAGCGATTCAATGCGAAACACTTGTCCGCGCAAGGCTTTGATGCTGACCCAAATTGCTGGTTCTAATTCATCGTGCCCTTTGGTGAAATTGTGCAAAAACTCACGCCGCACAAAGCATTTTAATGGCGGCAATGCCGCAACTATGTAACTCATGTGTTTTCTTGTAGTGAAGAATAAAGGGCCATACCAATGGGCAAAACCATTGCGGGATTCAAAGGTTCAACAATAAATCTACCAAAAGACATTCCAGTTACATACGCCACAGGCTCCTGCGCTGGCTGTGCCCTAGCATCACAGGCCGCACATCCATCATGGCATACGCATTTGCATTTGCTGTCTTGCAACTTGTCCGCAGCCGCATCACGCTTTGAGTGAAAACCGGTCATATCAACCACCATACAAATGAGCCAATACCAATGACCAGCAGGGTAAAGAGGAATACGGCAACCGCAGTTAGCACTAGGTCACCGAACAAGTCTTCATCGTGGTCATGTTTCATTTGCATTGCTCGGTAAAAATTGCCAAAAAACTTTCGCAAGGTGGGCAATATGTTGCATAGCCCACCCAAAAAAATGCAGCCATCATTACAGCCCATGCGCCAATCACGGCAAAAATGGTTTCGATCAATCTCATATCAATGACCTCTGTTGTGGTTGAAATGCCCATTCACGTTCCATGCGGCCTGATGTCGATTTGACCAACTTGCCTGTTTGCTTAATCAACCCCTCGCGTTCCAATTCGGGCAATCGGCGGCTGATCTGATTTTTGTCCAACCTGGTTAACAGCATGATGCCGTCTTTGCCATGCGGCCCATACCGCTGTAGGCAATCCACAATGATGATGGCGTGATCTTTGGCAAGGCCACCGGCTTGCGCTGCCGCCATGTGGCTTGTCACCGGATCGGTGTTTCTAGAAAGGAATGTCATCATCATTCTCCTTTGGCAAACCTTGGTATTTGTCCTCGCGTGGGCGCGGCTCATTCAAAAACGCCCAACCGTCCCAACCGCCCTCTTTCAGCGGAATCACATCCAATTTGAGCATTTCGCCTTTTTGCGTTTGAATGATTGACCCAATGCGCTGATAGCGGTTCTTTTGCTGACCCTCGGAATTGGTGTAGCTACCCACAATGCAACTGATTTCCATCTTGATTTTTGACATGATTACCCTTTTAATGATTCGGCGTGTTTCTTAATGCTGCCGCGCGTTTTGCTGTCAAGCATTCCCCACAAAGCTATTTTTTCTTCCACATCGGTGATGCCCAAAAATTCTTCAAACGCACCGATTAAGTCATTGGCGCTCATGCGCTCATCAATTGCTGCTGCAACGTCTGCAACTACCGCCATGCGGCTTGGCGGCACAAGGTCAGTTTTGGTTGCTGACACCTTTGGAGCCGGTGTTTTAGATGCCGCATTCCCGTCATCATCTTCCGGCGCAATTCCAGCAGCCGCCATAAGGCTGTAACGCCTGGCGTAAGTCAACGCCGAGCCATATCCTTGCGCGTCTTGTTTGCTGGCGGGAACGTGCAGCTTGCCGCATTCCATCATTTCGCCTGATTCATGCACAAATACAGTTTCCACAGTCACGCCGGTGCTGTCCTCAGATGTGCGCTGAATAAGGGCTATTCCTGCGGCATTTAAGGCATCCACAACCGCCTCAATGCAACCGGCAAGGTCAACGTACTTAGACCGAAAATGCGGGTTTGTAGACGTTTTTAAGGCCGGTGCAAAACCGCGCTGGGCGCGTACCAAAGCTGATGCAATATTCTTCATAGGTCACCCCCAAAATCTTCACCACATTTTTCGCAAGAGAAATACCACAGCACAGTCACATCGTCAAAGGCGTGGCGCGTTAGTTCACCGCAATCATGTCCACAGATTGGGCATTCGTGATCTTCACGGGGTCTGTCAAAAGTAGCGTCTGTTTTCATTAGTAGTACCTCGGGCCGCAAGTGATGTCAACAATGGTTTCAGCGGTGTAGCCATTGATCTTTCGTTTACCAAACACGGTGATTGCCCGCAAGCCATTTTTCTCACATTGCTTGATGGCATCAATGACCTCAGACCGGCCCATCGATTGGATTTGCTTGTCCATGACCAATTGCTGTTCGGTCATGGCTGGTTCGCTGGCGCAACCTACCAGCGCAAGGCATAGTAGGTATTTCATGCGCGTTCTCCCATCAGCATCTGTTCAATGTTGCCGATTTCTTCCACAGCGTATTCCATTTCTTTGCACAGCCGCCAAATGTGATGCCGCAAGCAACCAACTTCGTAGGCCAGCCGGTCGCATCGGTCGGTGCTGTAAGCATTGGCGCGATCTTCACAATCTTTGATGATTTCAGCGGAGTTCATTTTTGGAGCCTTTCTTTCATGTATTGGCGTAAGTAATTGCGGGTTGCTGCATTGAGATAGTCGATCCATTCCAAGCCCTCATAGACCACAGAAATGATCAACAGCGAATCGGTTTCGGTGTTCCATTCGTATTCGACAAGCAACGTGGCAAATTCACCATTGCCCATCTTGTCCCATTCAACTTCGCGTGTGCTGGTGTAAATAGTCATTTAGTCTTCCAACATCTTTTTTTCGATTTGTTCTTCAAAAAACCTGATCAGGTCTTTGCTCAAAATGTCAAAGAATTGAACGTCGTTATGCATAATTGACCAAATGCTGACCCATTCTTTTCTAGGGTCATCACACTTGATAACGTCATAGGCAATTTCAAAAACCGCGCCCTCATATGTGTATTTAGTTGTGTTCACAGACCACCTCCAACAAAGTAACCAATGGTGTAGCTGATGATGGCAATGCAGATGTGGACAATGATGTTGTCCCAAGTTTCTTTAGTCATGTTGATCCTTGTTTAATTTTGAGAAAAATCGTATTCAAGGCGTTCAGAAAAAGATGGCGCGTCCATGTTTTCGTGCAATTCTTCCTGTATCCAACGCGCAACCCATTGTTGAGCCGTAAGACCTTTATGGCCATTTTTTTCGCTATCGTTTGCGTCAGCGGCAATTTCAACGGATTCAACCTGAGTTAAGTTGATGTCATGCCGTTTGTAAATTTGCTGAGTTTCAATTGCTGTAATCATTTTGATTTTCCTAAAAAGACCGCTACGAATTGTTGCGGGTTAGGTGTATTGTAAGCCAGCTTACACGCATTAAGCCAACTTACATTGCGAAATGCGTTAGGGCAAACCCTATGTTTGGTGTGCGTAAGTTAGCTTACAATTGCAAGATGACCAAACAGCAACTCATCAAAAAGGCAGGATCACGCAAGGCGCTGGCTGAGTTGCTGGGCATCAGCTTGTCAGCTATCAGCCAATGGAAAAAGGTTCCCCAGGCGCGGATTTGGCAAGCTAAAGACTTGCGGCCCAAATGGTTTTTGAAGTAAGATCAAAACGTCCCTTGGCGGGGACATAGCAATAAGACTTAGATGGAACTCTGCTGGTATTGCCCAGTCCGCCAACACCGGAAACGGTGAGAGTTCCGCCTAAGTCTTTTTTTTGAGGACTTGAATGCACTATTACCAATTCAACATTGGTGACTATGTAAGCCACACAAGGCATCTTTCTCCAATCGAAGACATCGCCTATCGGCGGCTGTTGGATGCCTACTATTTGAGCGAACGCCCGTTGAACAGCGGTGTGGCGGTTGTTGCGCGGCAGATAGGATTGCGCGACTATGAACAAGAAGTCGCCATTGTTCTTAATGAGTTTTTCTTTTTGACCGAAGATGGCTGGATTAGCAGCCGTGCTGACAAGGAAATTGCTCATTTTCATAGCAAGATTGAACAGGCGTCAAAGGCGGGTAAAGCATCTGCTGAACGCCGGAGCAACGCCCGTTCAACGCCCGTTCAACCAACCAATAACCAAGAACCAATAACCAATAACCATAAACCAAAGAATACAAATACAGTCGCCCCGCCTCACGGCGTGACGGTTGGTGTTTGGCAGGATTGGTTGAAATTGAGGAAAGCAAAAAAGGCGGCGGTCACGCAAACCGCTTTGGACGGCATACAGCGCGAGGCAGACAAGGCAGGGGTCAGCCTACAAACAGTCCTTGAAACGTGCTGTGAACGGGGTTGGACGGGCTTTAAGGCCGAATGGATGCACTCTCATGCCCATCAAGACAAGAACATGGGCGCAGCCAGGGCCATCTTTGGCGATGAAAGGAATTTCAATGTCCTCAAAATTACCTGACGGCTGGATTCAAAGATTGTTTGCGGCCCTGCAAGGCAACTATGGCACTCGGTTTATGAATCAATGGAAAACAGGGCAGACATTGCCGGATGGGACTGATGCCGGTGTGATGAACGCCATGAATCATTGGGCCGACAAGATGGCGGGTTTTAGCGCGGCGACGATTAAGCGGGCGCTGGAGAATTTGCCGGAAGACCCGCCTACGCTGCCGCAATGGATCAATTTGCTGCGCCGTAGTTATGTCGAGCCGCCGGTTTTGCGGTTGGGCAATGAACTGACCGCCGAACAGCGGGCAAAGAACAAGGCCAGGATTGCCGAATTGATTGCAAGGGTGAAAGAAAAAGCATGAGACACGCCGCAAGGGTTGACGCAAACCAGCAGGCCATTGTTGCCGCGCTGCGGGCTGCTGGCGCTTATGTTTGGATCATTGGCCTGCCGGTTGACCTTTTGGCTGGATACAAAGGGCACACTTTCTTGATGGAGATCAAAACCACCTCTAAAAAACGTTTAACGGGCCTACAAGCCGACTTTTTTGAAAAGTGGGCCGGTGGCACATTGTGCAGGGTTGACAGCCCACAGGCGGCTTTAGACATGATTAGGTGCGTGGAATGAGAATTGTTTGTTGGTTTAGTTGTGGCGCAGCAAGCGCGATGGCGACAAAGTTGGCTATTGCTGAAAACAATGGCAAATTGCCTTTGATAATTGCTTATACCGAAATTGCAGAAGAACACCCCGACAATCGGCGGTTTTTAAGTGATTGCGAAAAATGGTTTGGGCAAGAAATACAAATTTTGCGTAATGAAAAATATGGCGGCAGTATTTACAACGTATTTGAAAAAAACCGCTACATCGTTGGGATTGCTGGCGCACCTTGCACCCGATTGCTAAAAAAGGAAGTGCGCTTAAAGTTTGAGCAACCAACTGATAGACAAGTTTTTGGCTACACGGCAGAAGAACAGCACCGTTTAGATCGATTCATTGATGCCAACAACGATGTGGACATTTGGACACCATTGATTGACAAAGGTTTGTCAAAAGAAGATTGCTTGGCAATGCTGGAAAACGCCAACATTGAACTTCCCAAAATGTACCGCTTGGGGTATCACAACAACAACTGCATTGGTTGTGTGAAGGGCGGTGCTGGCTACTGGAACAAGATACGAGTGGATTTTCCTGAGCATTTTGACCGTATGGCAAAGTTAGAGCGCAACATTGGTGCAAGCATTACCAAATCAAAGGGAGAACGGGTTTACTTAGACGAATTGCCGCCTAATGCCGGTGATTACCCAACAGAACAAAACATCGAATGCTCCATTTTTTGCCATATGGCTGAACAAGACTACAAATGAGAAGTCTTGAACAAAACCGCATGATGTGGGCAAATTTGGAGGACATTGCCCAGCAAGTGGTGTGGTACGGTGTTAAGCTGACAAAAGACGAATGGAAAGATGTTTTGACTGCCGCGTTAAAAAAACAGAAGGTAGTGCCTGGCATTGAAGGTGGCTTTGTTGTGATTGGTGCGCGTACCAGCAAGATGACCGTGGCAGAAATGACAGAATTGATAGAGTTATCCACAGCTTTTGGAACACAACAAGGCGTGAAATTCCGCGCTTTTGTGGACGAAGAATGATTCATTATCACGGCACACCCATCTCTCCAATGAAAGCCATAGAGACAATGGGCGGTAAGCACTTTTGTGTGTCGTATGCGCGTCCTGATGATCTCAAACGCTGTTTGCGTATTGGTCAGTCGCTTATGCTGGATAACGGCGCTTTTAGCGCAAAAACAAGGGGATTGCCTTTTGACCGTGATGGATTTTATGCTTGGGTTGAGCCTTTACTTGCACATCCACATTGGGCGGTTGTGCCTGATGTGATTGATGGGTCGATAGATGAACAGCGAGAAATGGTCAAATCTTGGCCTTTTCGTAAAAATATGGGCATTCCGGTGTGGCATCTTGGTTTGCCAATTTCTTACCTAATTGAATTGTGCGATGCATGGGGACGGGTATGCTTTGGGTCAGCCGGTGAGTTTTGGCAAATTGGCACATCAAAATGGTGTCACCGTATGGATGAGGCATTCAATGCCTTGGTGAACACTTATGGCAGGCAAATTCCTTGGGTGCATGGAATGCGTATGCTTGGGCAATCAAGCGGGCCGTGGCCTTTGGCAAGTGCCGATTCAACCAATGTTGCGCTACACCATGCAGAGCATTTAGAGTGCGCCGGTTGTATGGCAAAGCGCATTGATTCAACCAATCCACCGACAAAGTGGAATATTCAACCACTACAGGAAGTTTTATGCTGATTGCTGCCATCGTTGTTTACGCTGTCGCCATGACCTTGGCAAACCTATCCATTGCCACCTTTGGCGTTTGGGTCAGTCCCATCAATGCGTTTTTGTTTATTGGCTTAGACCTGGCATTGCGGGATTGGTTGCAGATGCAAATTAAGGCATGGCAAATGGCGATTTTGATTGCAGTCAGCGGCGGCTTGACCTACGCTTTGAATCAAGATGCTGGCATGATTGCCGTGGCATCTGCTGCATCTTTTACGCTGGCAGCACTTGCGGATTGGGCGGTATTCTCAAAAGTTACCGGTTCATGGTTTAAGCGGGCCAATGTGTCCAATATTGCAGGCGCGGCGGTTGACTCTGTTATGTTTCCGACTATTGCTTTTGGCATTTTGATGCCGGAAATCATTGTTATGCAATTTGCTGCCAAAGTTATTGGTGGAGGATTTTGGGCATTTTTGCTTAAAAGATGAAGTGCCCCGTATGCGGCGCATGGACGGTGGTTAAAGAAACCCGCGCAGATGAAAACAATAGCCGCCGCCGCCGGATTGAATGTGCCAATATGCACCGATTCACAACCTTGGAGACCGTAATTGCTGAAAAAACACGAATACGTCAGAAGCAAAAAATTGCTGAAATTAGTGGCAAGCCTTGACTGCCAATGCTGCGGATCGGGCGAAATGGTGCAGGCCGCACACACAAATTGGGGCGGCGGCAAGGGTCGGGGCATCAAGGCCGACGATAATTTGGTGGCTGCGCTGTGCCTACATTGCCATTTTGAGATTGACCAAGGCGCAAATTTGGACAAAAATGAACGCCAACAGCTATGGAATCAGGCGCATCAAAAGACGGTGGACGCATTAACCAGCGCGGGCCTGTGGCCTAAAGACGTTCCATTGCCTTACAATTAAGGTGTCAACACGCATGGGGATTGGTCTCGGCATATTGCTGTGATAGACGGAGCCGCAAGAACAGGCCAGTACCCAGCCGTGTTGGTGTTAGCAAGATTGAAAAGAGTCGTAGGCATACGGCGACTGAGGGAAATTCAAGTTGGTAGGCCAACCCCAAGTAAATCCCAAGTAGCGTACCTCTAACCCTAACGTATATTGGGCGAAATGTGATTGAATGAGAGAGGCGATCAACCGACAACTTAAAGGACAACCATGAAAAACAATGTCGCGGACTTTATTTCGACCATGCTGCACAGCGGCACGGTCACCCATTTCATGCATTTGGCAACCGATTCTTATGCAACGCACAAAGCATTGGGCAAGTATTACCCCGAAATCATTGAGTTGACCGATGATTTTGCCGAGGCTTACGCTGGCTGTTACGAAAAGATCAAGGACTATCCCGAAAACTTCCACAACGCCAAAGACCCGCAGAAGTACATGGCAAGCCTTAAAACTTACATCGAAAAGAATCGGGTGGCATTGCCGGAAGAATCCCAATTGCAAAACATCGTGGACGAAATTGCCGCGCTGGTGGACGCTACGATTTACCGCCTGACCCTCAAATGATCCGCATATTTGCAGGATACGACCCTCGGGAGGCCGTTGGTTACCATGTATTTTGCCAATCGATCATAGAACGCACTAAGGGATTGGTCAGCATCACGCCCTTGTCGGGAAAGCAGCGGGACGGCACAAATGCATTCACTTATCAACGGTTTTTAGTCCCATTTTTGTGTGGATATCGCGGTAAAGCCATATTCTTGGATGGCTCAGATATGCTCATGCTGGCAGACATTGAAGACTTAGAAAGCCTGTTTGACCCGCGCTATGCCGTCCAGGTGGTCAAGCACGACTATCAGACCAAACACCCAAAGAAGTACATCGGAACTCCGATGGAGGCCAAAAACGGCGACTACCCAAGGAAAAACTGGTCAAGCATGGTGCTTTGGAACTGCGAACACCCGCGCAATCGGGTACTGACACCCGAATTCATTGAGGAAAGCACAGGCGAAGAACTGCACCGATTTCAATGGTTGCCCGACTCATTGATTGGCGATTTGCCAAGGGAATGGAACGTGTTGGTAGGTGAACACGACCATTTGCGGACAAAGATTGCTCACTTTACGCTGGGCATACCGGAATTTGACCACTACGCCGATTGCGATTACAGTAAACCTTGGTTCAACACAAAGAGCCGGATGCTAAACGGCTTGATTCACATGAAGGACGCATATGCCGAGCACTAGCAGCAAACAAGCCAAATTCATGGCAGCCGCCGCCCACAACCCTAAATTTGCAAAAATGGCAGGCATTACGGTAAAGGTTGCCAAGGAATTCAACAAGGCTGACAAAGCCAAAGCACAACAGACTAAAAAGAAATAAAGAATGGGTTCTTTATGACTTCAGAATCTAAAGTAGGAAAAACTAGAAAGAAAACGGGCGGTCGCACGGGTGGAACGCCCAACAAGGCCACACAACAGGCGCGTGAGGCGATTGCGCTGTTTGTTGATGGCAATGCCCATAGATTGACCGAATGGCTTGATACGGTCGCTTATGGCGATCCAAGCCATGACATCAAGCCCAATCCGGCAAAAGCGTTTGAACTGTTTCAATCGGTGGTGGAATACCATGTGCCTAAGCTGGCGAGAACAGAAGTCACAGGCGCAGACCAAGGGCCGGTGGAAATGGTTGTGACATGGGCAAACGGGAAATAATCCTGCCGTATTCCCCAAGGGACGCATTTATGCCGTTCCACAACCGCACGACCCGCTGGTCATGTTTGGTTGCACATCGAAGGGCCGGTAAGACCGTGGCGGCAATCAATGATGTGATTAAGCGGGCAATCACAGAAGGCAACCGCAGCGCCCAATATGCTTACATTGCCCCGTTCCGCAGCCAGGCCAAGCGCGTGGCATGGGATTACCTCAAGTTTTACGCCGCGCCTATCACCAGCACAACAAATGAATCCGACCTGATGGTGGAACTGATCAATGGCGCAAAGATCATGCTGTTTGGCGGGGACAATGCCGATGCCATGCGCGGAATGGGTTTCAATGGGGTCTATCTTGACGAATATGGCGACTTTCGGCCTAGCGTTTGGGGTAATGTGATCCGGCCTACGCTGTCCGACCGGCTAGGTTGGGCGGTGTTTGGTGGCACTCCCAAGGGTAAAAACCAATTTCACGACATCTACAAGGTCAGCCAAAACACGCCCGATTGGTTTCTGTTGCGTCTACCGGCAACTGTAAGCAAAATCCTGCCCGAATCAGAATTGGTGGCGGCGCGGGAACAATTGAGCCAAGACCAATACGACCAAGAATATGAATGCAGCTTTGATGCGGCAATTATGGGCGCTTTCTATGGGCAAGAGATGCGCCAAGCACAAGATGAAGGCCGAATCAGAGAATTGCCATTTGATGTCGACGCGCCGGTCTACACCGCCTGGGACTTAGGCTATCGAGATGACACCGCCATTTGGTTCTACCAAGTGATCCGAGGCGAGATCAGGGTCATGGACTATTACGCCGTAAGCGGCGCAGGCATTGAGGACATAGCCCAAGTGGTAATCGACAAGGGCTATCGGTACACCAAGCACTATCTACCGCATGACGCACGGGCAAAGACGTTGGCATCGGGCGGCAAATCCATTGTTGAACAGCTTGCGGCGCACCTTGGCGGCATGAGCAAACTGGCAATCGTGCCTGAGATTGGCATCCAAGACGGCATCCAAGCGGTCAGGATGGTGCTGCCAAGGTGCTATTTCGACCCAAGTTGCGAGGATGGGCTAGAGGCGCTGCGCCAATATCAGCGGGAATACGACGAAGACAAGAAAGCATTTCGACAAAATCCCCGCCATGATTGGTGTTCGCACCCAGCGGATGCCTTTAGAATGCTTGCAGTCGCCTATAGGCAAGAGGCGAGAGATCAAACGCCGCCCAAGGGCAAGACCCTGCAAACCATCACAATGGATGAATTGTGGGAATATGATACGCAACGACATCGTGGAGAACGCATATGAGCCAACCCGTAGCAGAAGTCGGTGGATACAAGAACATCACAGCAACCGGCGCAGTCAGCACCGGCCCTTGCCAATTGATTGGCTTTTACGTTAACAACACAACCGTGGGCACTTTGGTGCTACGCAATGGCGGCGCAAGCGGTGATGTGATGTCGGGCACGATCACGCCCGCCATCGGGTTTCACCGATTCCCTGCCAATGTGGGCGCAAGCCTTTACGCTACGATTGGCGGCAGCGCATTGGATGTGACATTCTTCTTTGCTGCGGGTAGCTAATGGCTTATCAAGAAATGGGTGCGTATGAGGGCGATGACCCTGGCCCATATTGGCACGACCAAATAGAGGCCGCGCAAAAGGTCTTTGAGAAGTGGGAAAAGCGCGGGCATAAGATCGTCAAACGCTATCGGGATGAGCGCGATGCGGTGGAAATGCCCCGTGTGCGCTACAACATCCTGTGGTCAAACATCCAGGTGCTGTTTCCTGCGTTGTACGGGAGGCAGGCCAAACCCGAAGTTTCCCGTCGATACATGGATCAAGACCCTGTAGGTCGGTTGGCATCCACGATGTTGGAACGGGTCATGGAGTACGAAACCACCCAATTTGGCGACTTTGACCAAGCCATGCGCGGCGCGGTGGAAGACCGATTGTTGCCTGGGCGAGGTACGGCATGGATTCGCTATGAGCCGGTAATCGTCAATGAACAGCCCGAAGTAAGCGAAGGCGCTGTAGAAGTAGAGGAGCCAGGCGAGGCTCAGATTTACAACACGCAAGAGGAGCCAACAGAGCGCATTGATGCGGCTCACAGCCCTATCGATTACGTCTATTGGACAGATTTCTTGCATAGCCCAGCCCGCACATGGGACGAAGTGTGGTGGGTTTCCCGCGCCGTCTACATGACCAAAGACGAAGGCATTGAGCGTTTTGGCGATGTCTTCAAAAACGTGGGCTTAGACAGCAGCAACACGGACATGGATGCCAAAAATCCAATGACCGCCAAGAACACCTATGACAAAAAAGCCAAGGTGTTTGAGATTTGGAACAAGCGCACCGGTAAGGTCTGTTGGATTGCCAAAGGTTATCCACAGGCGTTAGATGAGCGCGATGACCCGCTGGAATTGGAAGAATTCTTCCCATGCCCGCGCCCGCTGATGGCGACCACCACCACAGGGACGATGATCCCCGTGCCGGACTATGCTGAGTACGAAGACCAAGCGCAGGAACTGGACAATCTGACCCAACGCATTTACTTGCTGACCAAAGCCTGCAAAGCGGTCGGCGTGTTCAATGCAGAATTTAAGGAATTGGGCCGGTTGTTTACCGAAGGCGTGGACAACAAGCTATTCCCCGTGACCGCATGGGCGGCAATGTCGGAAAAGGGCGGTCTAAAGGGCGCTATCGACATGATGGACACCTCAACCATCATTATGACTTTGCGGGAACTGTACGCCGCACGGGAACAGGTCAAGCAGGCCATCTACGAAATCATGGGCATTTCGGACATCCTGCGCGGCGCGTCCAAAGCCCAAGAAACTCTTGGCGCACAGCAGCTAAAGGCAAACTTTGGCAGCTTGCGGATGCGTAGCAGCCAAGGCGATGTGGCGCGGTTTGCGTCTGACATCTTCAAGCTGAAAGCGCAAGTAATCTGCAAGTTCTACCCGCCCGAACTGATTTTGCAGATGTCCGGCGTGATGGACACACCCGATGGGCAAAACCCGCAATTGCTGCAAGCCGCCATCCAAATGCTGTCCAACAGCACGATCCGCGACTTTCACATTGCGGTTGAGGCCGACAGCTTGGCGCAGATTGACGAACAGGCAGAGAAACAAGGCGCACAAGAGGCCATCCAAGCCATTGGACTTTTCTTGCGTGAGGCAATCCCCATGATTAGCCAAGCGCCCGAAACTCTGCCGATGGCATCTGAGATGCTGCTGTTCTTGGTGCGCCGGTTCCGCGCTGGTCGCGGGTTGGAAAGCGCAGTCGAACGCGCCATGAAAGCCTTGGAAGAAAAGGCGGCAATGGCTAAACAGCAACAGCCTGGCCCGTCACCGGAGATGCTGCAATTGCAAGCTGACCAGCAAGCGGAACAGATGAAGATGCAAGCGCAGGCGCAGACTGAGCAAATGAAGATGCAGGCGCAAGCCCAAATCGAACAGGGCAAGGCGCAGCTTGAAATGCAAATGCACCAAGCCAAGGTGCAAGCCGAAATGCAATTGGCGCAAATGAAGGCCGATTTTGAAACCACCAAGCAAAATAACGAATTGCAGATAAAAGCCCGTGAAATGGCTGGCAAGGAAGAATATGAACGATGGAAAGCCGAACTGGAAGCAGCAACTAAGATCACGGTTGCGCGAATGGCAAACAACCCTGGCCTTGACTTGCCGGTCATTGATGCAGCGGCTGCACAGCTTACGCAAGATTTAGCCCCGCCGATCATGCAAGCAATGGAAAAAATTGCCATGATGCATGACCAAATGGCAAATATGCACGGCGAAACCATGCAAAACATTGGCGCTGCCATGCAACGGCTGAATGCGCCTAAGCGGGTCATTCGCGGCCCTGATGGGCTGGTTGTGGGCGTGGAGGCCGTCCAATGAGCCTTGTCCTCGCGGATCGGGTCAGACAGACATCCACGACAACCGGATCGGGCACATTCACGCTGGATGGCTCGGTCACCGGCTTTCAGTCATTTGCCGCAATAGGCAACGGGAATACTACCTATTACACAATCACGATTGATTCCCAATGGGAAGTCGGCATCGGAACGTACTCAGCAGGCACATTGACCCGCGACACGGTTATTTCATCCAGCACCGGCAGCAAGATTGTTTTTGGCGTAGGCACAAAAGATGTGTTTGTGTCTTATCCTGCCGAAAAATCAGTAAATCAAGATGCGAATAACCGTGTTTTGATACCTTACACATCAGGCGTAACTGATGTGGGGTCTTTGAATGTAGGAAACGCAACATCACACACCGATTCCGGCGTTATTGCAGGATTCACCGCAAGTGAGCCGCTTTATTTGTACACCAGCCTACAAAACACAAGCACCGCCAACACATCATATGCAAGCTATGCGGTCAACGATGGCGGGCACACGGCATATGCTGAATTGGGAATAAACAATTCAAACTATAGCTATTCGGCTGCGGGTTACCCCAACAACGGCTTTTCAACCCCGCTGGCAAGTTTTGTCGAATCGTATGGTGGCCCTTTGGTTTTGGGTAGTTGGGACAATCAAAAAATCAGTTTTATCACTTACGGCGCTGTCAATACGACAGACGCAATGACCATAAACACCAATGGATCGATTGCATTCAATGGGCAAGTTGGAACAGCCGGTCAAGTCTTGCAAAGCAATGCCACCACCGCGCCATCTTGGGTAACGCCAAATAGCGGTAGCGTGACATCGGTCAGCGGCACAGGAACAGTAAGCGGATTAACGCTATCAGGCACGGTCACCAATTCGGGAAGTTTGACTCTTGGCGGCGCAATAACTGGATTTGCCACAAGCGGCGCAAATACTGATATCACTTCTGTTGCATTGACCACCGGCACGGTTTCTACCGCCCCATCTAACGCCACAGACATTGTGAACAAGACCTATGCCGATGGACTTGCCGCCAAATGGGGCGCGTAAATGTTTGGCTTTTCAGCCTTTTGCGCCCTCCCGTTTAACACGCTTGCGGCAAATGCGCCGCCGCCAATAGTTGAAATTCCGCTTGGTGGGCACTTTGGGTTTGATGAGAAAAAGCGTGGCGAACAATGGGACGCTGACCGGCGGGCTGAACTTCAACGCAAAGAAAAGCTGCGCGAGGCTCTGTTTGGTTTGCCGCCCGAAGAACGCGAAGAAATAACCAGCGCCCCTATCCAAGCCATCGAGATTGCCGCCCGTGACCCAATTGATTACGCCGCCCTAATGGAAAAAGTAAGGCAGCTTGAATTTAGGATAAGATTGCAGCGTGATGAAGAAGAAATCGCACACTTACTGGAAATGCTATGAAAGAAACATGGGTTTTCCCGTCTGACGGCTCAGAGCCTTATGAGAAAAGCATGGGGTCGCCTGCTGACCGCATGATGGTCTTTGGCGACATTGAGCCTTTTCGTTCGCCCGATGGCAAGATGATCATGGGCCGTTCCCAATGGCGCGAACATCTGAAGGCAACCGATACCATTGAGATGGGCCATTCGGATGTCAAGTACGCGCAAAAAGAATGGCAAAAGAAAAAAGAGGCTCACACCGCCCGCTTGCGTGGACAAGTGGCACGGGTGCAAGAGTTTGACCGCCCAGGCGCACCAATTGCGCCGGTGCAGCGCAGCAACTTGAACGTGGAAATGGCGAATCGGTTGCACAACCGCCCGCCGCCCGAGCGCAAGGAAATGATCAAAATGACCCTCGACCAAATGAAAAGGATGAAATGATGGAAAACGAAGTTGTCGCACCCGACACGAACGAAGTAAATCCAGCGCCCGAAGCGCCCGCGCCAGCCGAGCCGCAAAGCCGTGCCGATACGATCCGCGAGGCATTGGCAAAAACATCATCTGACTCTGAAAATCAAGGCAAACCAAGCCAGCCCCGCGATAAGGGCAAATTTGCGCCCAAATTCCCAACTAGCGAAACACAAGCGCCAAATACGCCCGAAAAACCTCGGGTGGAGATGCCTAAATCCCTGCGGTTGGAACTGAAAGACCATTGGGAAAAAGCCCCGCCCGAACTGCAACAAGCCTTTGCCCAGCGCGATGCCGACTATGAAAAGGGCATCAGCCAATACAAAACACGGGATGCCGAGGCACGGGCCATCACCGAGCAATTTGCCCCTTATGAGTGGATTCTGCGGAACGAAAACACTACGCCAGCGCAGGCAATTGCTCCCCTTTTGCAGACTGCGGCCCTGCTGCGAACGGGCACACCGGCGCAAAAAAGCCAAGCCGTGGCCCACATGATCCAGCAGTTTCAGATTCCGATTGACCAAGTTTCTGCCCATTTAGGCGGGGTTGCACCGGTTCAGCAAGATTCGCATTACAATGATCTCGCGCAACAAGTACAGCAACTGACGCAACACATCACGCAGCAGCAGTACCAAGCGCAGAAATTGAACGAAAACAGGGCACTCTCTGTTATCCAGCAGTTTGCGAGCGACCCCGCAAATCTGCACTTTGAGGCGGTTTCCGACCGGATGTTGCAGCTTCTCCAAGCGCCACAGGTTTTAGGGGACACAAGTCATATGTCTGAGCGCGAGAAATTGCAATTGGCATATGACACGGCAGTTAGGCTTGATCCGCAGTTAGCGCAAAGTTTGTATGCTCAACAGCAACAACAGTCGCAGGCGCAGGCCCAAGTGCAGAGAGCAAGAACAGCGGCGGTAAGTGTGCGCGGCGCACCTGGTGGCAGCGCAAACCCCGTCATCAATCAAACCGACCGGCGGGCCGTGATAGCCAATGCGCTACGGTCTTTCGGTTAAATAGGAGTTAGT